GGGGCAACGCGTAACCACCAGCAATCGTCCTTGTGCTTGCAGTTGCCGCAGTAGTCCCGCCGGTGACAGCTGCTACATGTGCTTAATGCCATATCACTTCTCCTCCACGGTGATTTCCGTCCACATTTTTTCGCGTACCATCCGCACAAAAGCCTCATCATGCGTCATCCGTCCAATGCACTGCACAGCCAACGCGAACAACTGCCGATAGTCGAGATTCTCCGCATTTAGCCCAGCTAATATCGCCTTTATGCCCTGACCGGTTTTCAGGCAATTGTCGCTGTATTCCTTGTACACGGCCATGTATTGCCGGTGCGCCTCGGTAAACTCCTCATGTGCCCGGCGAATATCCTGCTTCCGAATGCGAACCAGCTTGCTGTCCGCGCCGGTAAGCTCATAATCCGCCTTGAGCTTGGCTAAACTCTCATAGCATAGCCGATCCGGCAGCGACTGGAAAGGCGGCAGCCCTTCTCCGTGAGCAACCAAATGGTGAATCTCCTGGAATGTCATTCAGCCACCCCCCTCAGATTTCCTCAAAATCGGCATAGCCTGTCGGCATGTTTTCCCATCCATACCGCTTAGGGCCTCCATCAAACCCGCTGGCGCTTGTAATCCGCTTGGACTTTTTGCTGTAGTACAGCTCTACCGGCTCATTCGCTTTCGTCAGCCGACCAAATAACCGATTTTTGGTCACTGCCAGCAAGCTATCGCATTCCGGCGATTTATCATCGGTTTTCTTCCCGTTTCGGGAATAGACCAGAACCGAATCCACACGGTTTGTAATATCCCCGCTGCCCGCTACGTCGTCGTTTGTGATGCCCTCTTTGCTTTTGCGCGGGTGCGCTACCAATACAACCGCAATGTCGTATTTCACAGCGATTTTTTTTAGTCTCCTCTGACTGCGCCTGGTAAAGGTTATCGGATATGCCTGCGTCCATGGCCGTCATCAGATTATCCACACAAACCAGCTTAACGCCATACTGCCGGACAACCTGCTCGATGGTATCGGTTAGGTTTTCCAACTCATTGCCATCCACGGCGTTGTTGTCGTATATGTAGGCCCGCCCGCGATACCAGGCGTTTATTTTATCCAACACCGGATTTGTGATGTGATATCGCTCGTCATCGAACATATCCAGGTCGGTCGTGATGTTGTCCGGCCCCGCCGCCTGGAAATCCAGCCAGCGCTTGAAATGGTAATCGGCCAGCTCTCCGGAATAGGCAAACACGCCATATCCCTGGTGGAGCGCTTCCACAAGAAGCTGAGACATAAAGGTCGATTTGCCCTCGCCGCGTTTGCCGGTAAGAAGCACCACCTGTCCGAAAAACAACCCGCCAATAATCCTGTCCAACTCTGGTATACCTGTTTGAATGCGCGGCAGCTTGTATATATCCACCGCCTGAACGTCCGCCAATTCCTTGACGTGAGATACCGGCGGGGCCTGGGCGTTTTCCACCGCCTTACGAACCGCACCCGTCCCATATTTCCGAAGAATATCGTTAGCGTCCTTCTCCCCAAGATAATCTGCCGCCTGTACCGCCTTGACTGGATTGGGAAGCCGCTTTTGCAAGGTATCCAGCAGCGTAATCTTTCCGCCCTCGCAATCGCCGAATACAACGACCTCCTCAAACTTTACAATCCAGTCCCACACATTCTCCAAAAATGTGAAACCATTGCAGCCGTTTGGAACGCTGACCGCATTGCTTATTCCGGCCTCGGCCACCGACAGGCTGTCAATCTGTCCTTCCGTTACAACCAGTCGCCCAAAATCTACGCATTGCGCCATGCCAAACAGGATAGGCTTTGTGTCTTTCTCGCACCACTCCTTGTTCTTGTGCCTGGCTTTATCAAAATCCGTCCGGCGATATTTTAAAAACCGCAGGATGCTGTTCTCGTCGTAAAACGGGAAAGCCAGAATATGCTGGTCATCCTTTACGGTGGTCACTTTATAGCGTTCGGTTACCGCCTGGCTGATTCCGCGAGAGGCCAGATATTCAACCGCCGGTTTCCGTATCTCGAACGGGCGCTGGGGAAGCTGCCTGTATACGCGGCGCTTGGCATCGCCAAAATCCAGGGCGTAGCCAAAGTCTCGCGCCATCTCTACAAAGTGTCCGGACTTTCCACAGGTGCTTCGGAAACAATGAAAGGTGCCGTTCTCCAAATTCACGGAAAAGGTTTCCCGGTCGTGACCGTCTCCGCCGCAGTATGGGCAATACCGAAAGAACAGTTCCCCGCCTTTCTCCCGCACATCGGCGCTCAACTTGGAGGCCAGCCCATAAACGTCATCCGCCTTGAACGCGTATCCCACTATTCCCGCATCCTCTCCCAGATGGTCTTCTCCGGCGCGGCAGACGACGGCGCAGCAGCGCCGGAAGTCGTCGCGCTTTCTTCTTTATCTTCTTGGCTTTCTTTATCTTTCTTATACTGTTGCCCTTTGCTTGCCCCTTGATTGCCCGGTTCCGTGCCTTTTTGCGTGCCCTTTTTCGTGCCCTTCATTTGATAGTTATCGTAATTTGATATTGAAAATACAGTGAATTTGGGGTATGCAGTTCGTGCCACTTCCCCTGTCTGTTCAAGGTGCTGCGAGGCTGTCCGAATTTCCTTAATTGTGAGATGTAACTCTTTTGCCAATTTCGAGTAGGAAGAAACACGGGAACCGCGCTTAATATCAACGCCGTGCCAGCTATCGTCCTCGATGCTGGCAGTCAAAAGCAGATGAATAAAAAGCCGCATAGTGTTCGGCTCATCATACCATTCCCACTTTAAAATTTTTCGATGCAACTTAATAAATCCGCTCTCCAGCATTACAGCGCCCCCTTTTCTAACAGTGCCTTGACCTCATAGCGCAGTATCCGGGCAATCATTTTCCCTGTGGTGGTCGCCCGGCAGAATACCGGCGTAAGATTGTATCTGGCGCACCATGCCAAAAGAGAGGCAGCCAGAGCGTCCGGTTTCATCCGGCTTCTGTATGTCCCCTCATACACCTTTTCCCACGTGGCATTTTCCACCAGCAAATACACCTTGGCCCCGTCCTCTTTGGCCCGCAGGAATTCCCGCTCAAAGCGCTGCCGACCGGACGTAAAGCACCCGCACAATTCATCCAGGTTCATCTTACGCTCCACGCATACCTTTTGGGCCGCGCTGGCGGGCGTTCCGTCCGGCTTTATCACCTCACAGGAATAATCGCCATAATCCAGCTTGCACCGCCTGAAAGGGCGTTCTAGCCCCTCCAGGCGGGCGCGCAGAGCCACCGTATCCTGTTCCCTGGTATCTACCAGCACGGTCATGCCGGACAACATGCGGTCTATTTCAAAATGTGAATATGTAGGCATGACGGCACCCTACAGATTGAAAGGCAGTTCGTCGTCGTCCAGGATTTCTTCAAAATCCATACCGCTGGTTTTCGGCGCCGCTTTTTCCGCAAGCGGCTTTCTTTTCGGCATTTTAAACCGGTTCTGGCGTACATCGTCGGCGGTAATCATGGTACAGCATTCCGTTGTCCAGCCGGAATTCCCGTCCTTTTCCCATTCCTTGTCGCGGAACAGCGCGCCCACCGTTTTTCCTTTAAGCTGGGTTTCGTCCCAATCCCAATGAAACCCAGGGTTGCTGTCCTCAAACGCAAAAATAACCCCGCCGAATTTCTTCTTAGTCCATCCGTCCATTTCGCTACCGTCGTCCTTCGGCTCGTTCAGACGGAACTTACCGCGCCACTTCTTTTCCTCGTTTGGATTATTCTTGTAATCCGCCGCAAAAAAGCCGGTATAAGCGCCCTCGATAACATCAAAACTGATTTCCAGAACGTCTCCCCAGGTATAACGCCGCTCCGCAACATCCAGAACCTTAACCACATACCCGCCTGCCGGGAGAACCTCCCGCGCCGCCCGCTTTTTCGCTTCAAATCCACTGAACTTTTTCATGGTCTATTCCTCCGTGTTTTTCAAATTGTAATAGTCTCGAATAGCCGTATCCACGGCCTTCAGGTCGTTGTCTATATAGGTGTCTTCAAATAACCCGATAGGCGTTTTCACCGTATCGCTGCCGCTGTTCCGCGTGGAAAAGAGATACCGGCCATCCTGTACGCTGGTTTTAAGAACAACCGTGAACATACCTTCTACGGTTATTTTTTCATCCAGCAACTTGCCGATGGTCTTGAATTTTTCGTTACCGTTCTGGTCTCTATCCACATGGCCCAGGAAATATACAATGACGTCATCCGGTAGTTCATTGATAACCATATGAACCAGCGCCCAGAAGTTTTGAGCAATTTCTGTAAACTTTTGAAACCCGGTCACTTTTGCCTGCCGCATGTACTCATTCGCCATGAGGTACTGACAATCATCGATAATGATGGTTTTCTTCGTACAAGCCTTTATCGTTTTTTCAATGGCCATGTAGTTGTCGGATTTGAACGTCTGGATTTTGCTCCGGAACGGCAACGGCTTCCCGCACACATTTACTACGCCGATTTCGTCCGGCGCGAAATTCCGTAAGCTGGCGCTTTTCCCGGTGCCACTTTCACCCAGCACCATCACAGGAATTCCCATTCACATCATCCTCTCTGGTCTCAAAAATAATCGGGCATCTCTCGCCGATGCAATGAAATGGATCCAATATCCATTCGCCTGTAAGGCGGCAGGAATATCGCTTGAAGTTCTCTTCGTACCGTAAAAACAGCGGGCACCACTGACAGCACACCTTATCCTCTGGAAAGTGTATATCCACCACGACTTGTCCGTTGGTGTAAAACAAAACCGCATTATACATCGTAGGATACCGGCCTCTCCAGGCATTCTTCCTCGCTGTCCCAGATAATCCAATCATCTGAATAGAACCAGTCCAGCATGTCCCGGTCAAATTCCGCCAGAAATTCCCGGCTGATATTGTCCCATCCATTGGCTGGGTCAATACCTATTTGGTCATACATCAGGCCGCGCGCGTCGGCGTCGCCATAGATGTACTTTCCGACGTTCTTCCCGATTCCTTCATAAACCCTATTGGTCGCGATAAAGCCCATTTGACAATCCCCATTTCCTTTTGTATAATAGGGGTGTACAATCGGTACATCCCCTCATCACCTGCCGCCTCGACGTGTTCCAGCACGTCCGGCGGCTTTCTTTATGCCCCCGGCTATCCCGCACAACGCTAAACCAGTCCCGCCCATCAGCAGAATCGGCACCGGCTTCCACTCGGTAGCGCAGGCGGCCAAGCAAACCAGGCCAATGCCGACGGTCAGCAGGATGCCGCGTAGAATTTGCATTATGTTGCCTCCTTCAAAGCGTCTAATATTCGCATCAACACCAGCGGAACGCTCAGCGGTATTTCTCCGCGCCGGTATTTAATAAGCAGCCGCCGGTTGATGGTATATGTCCATCGATTTTTACTTTGCTGTTTGGCCGCGCCGAACGGGCAATCGCCGTCCTGGCACCAGAGCCTTATGTATTGCGCTGTCGGATCACCGCCAAGGAACGCGGACGCTTCGTCGGGGCGGACCTTTGGCAGAGACAATAATTCATCTTCGGTCAATTTGATTCACCTCCTTGAACGCCTCCCCACCGCGGGCGGCTTTTTCATGCTCTGACCTTGGCCAGCGTAGCAACGATGCCTTCATCTTCGTACACCAGGTTAAGAACCCGCCATTTTCCGCTGGAAAGCAGTTCGTTGATTTCAGCCTCACCGTGAACCGTGCGCAATTCACGGATGTTCTCTAGATTCATGTTTTAACCTCCATTTATTGCCTTTTATTCTGTCGCGTGGTAAAATTGTCGAAGAAAGGGGGTGAAATTTATGGCTAATTCAAAAATCGTTACCTATGATTTGCGTGCTCCTGGAAAAAACTACAACGGTCTGTACGAAAAAATAAAGTCCTATACAGCATGGGCGCATATCCAGGAATCCGTATGGTATATTTCCACTCCGGATAGTTGCGTCAGCGTACGAGACCACTTGAAAACAGAAATCGACAGCAACGATTCACTGTTTGTAGCAGAACTGACAGGCAGCGCGGCATGGACAGGGTTAAACGATAAGACAGGCGCATATCTAAAAGAGCATCTATAATTCCTGCGAACAGCACATGGATTCGTTCGTGTGCTGTTTCTTTATCCGGATTTCCGTAACGTTTTCGTCCAGGCACGCCTTGATGACCTTTGCTATTTCATCGGCAGAACCAACGGTTTCAAAATTTTTCCCGTAATTCTCGGCATCAACTGATATATTCACCCTCACTCTTTTCACCTCCTCCGCCCTATCACGAGCTTTTCCAATTTGTGTGCATTTCCCACATCATGGGATAAGTCCTCTTTATCGGACACCTCCTTTGATAGCCTTTGATTATCATCTCGACAAGGAGTGATAATTTTGGGTAAAAATCTTAGGCGGTCTGAGCGGCATCCGATTCTGGCAAATCCAGAATTTCGCGGATGGCTTGAACGATTCCAGGCGTGGCAATCTCCCCGACTTGAATTTTGTGCAGGTAAGAGCGGTCAAAATATCGACCGGTAGATTTACCTACCTGCTCAATCAGCCATTCCTTAGGCTGGTTAAGTTCCACAAGTGCGTGGTTGATTTCTTTGCCAAATGCACAAAGTTGTTTTCTGGCCAAAACAATCACCTCTTTTCTATTGACTTTTACGCGCATGTGTAATATATTGATGTTGTTGGAAAATGTATTACGCATTCGCATCCTGTGACTTCATTTTATTACGCTCAAGCGTAAAAGTCAATAGGTTTTTATGTGTTTGCGTAAAAACAGCGTAAAGCACATAAAGGGGTTGCTATTTGTGTCTGATTTATACAATCGGATTGAAGTACTATGCGTAAACAAAGGAATAAACATTACTGAGATGTGTAAAAAATCCGGAGCAAGCAGAGCTTCGCTCACGGATTTGAAAATGGGACGTAAACAAAGCCTTTCGGCAGATACGCTATCAAAAATCTCTACTTTTTTCGGGGTATCTATCGATTACCTCCTTGGTAACGATCCAGAAAAAACGCCCGCCGTAACGGTGTACGACGAGCACGATAATATCATCCGGCTGGACAACGAAACCCTGGATCTTATTGATTCCCTGCGTACCCGGCCAGAAATGAAAATGATGTTTTCGGTGTCCAAAAACGCCACAAAGGAGGATATAATTAAAGCCGTCAAAATTATTGAAGCTCTAAAGGACGAAAGTGAAGGAAAATGAATGAGTACTGCATCCGATTTATACCTTTACCAACTACTTTAAAAGGGATAACCGTAGAAGATTCTTCCGGTTTTTACAATATCTATATAAATGACTCTTTATCATATGAGGAACAGCAAAAAGCCATTCAGCACGAGCTAAGCCACGTTACGGGAAACGATTTTAACGTACAAAAGCCGCTTTATATGGTTGAGCCTTATAGGCCCGCTCAAGAGCAGCAACCGCAAAAGCCTGTTGCCATTGTTGCGGAACCTCCCAAGAAAGCCATTACTTTCTCTATTGTGGCGGCGTTGACCGGTAAAGCTGAAAAAATAAAGGTTGAGAAAAGACAATACCCATGCATAGATATTTGGGCAGACGAGTTGGACAGGCCTCCGCTCATATTTAGAAGTCTACAGAAATAAAAAGACCGCCCAGGACTGGTACTCCTGAGCGGCAGGCGTGAATAGAATCCACAGGGCGTGAATTTTCTCCACAACTATATTATACGGAATTGTCATAATTTGTCAATTCCTGTGCGGAGGAGTAGAAATGAGTATAGGCAAAAGCAGCGGAGATACCATAGCCGATATAAAGGATATGGTAGCCAAGTACCAAAGTATCAAGCAGAGCGAAACAGAAGCAAATGAACCCATAGAGAGCAAAATTGCAGAGGATACCGGGGCGCAAGAAGAATTTAATTCAAATTCACAGGACATCTCTGAAGCACAAATGTATTTAAACTGGCTTAGGCGGCAAAAAATCAAATCAGTTGTGACGACTATATTTAGCATAATTGGAATTATATCCGGGCTAATTGGAACTATATTCTTTTTTTCGGGGAACCGTAGTATTACATACATATGTGCGGCTATCACATTATTGGACAGCTTTATTCAGGTGACTATTGGCGAACAGAAAAATTTTGCAACAGAATTAGTCACTGTTATTATTGGGCTGATCGTTGGCTTAATTACAAATATAGGCATAGCTGACGGAATATCCATATCACTATGTATTGGCTGTTTAGCTCTCGCAATCTTAGGTTGGTCTCTACAGTTAATTGCATATTTGAAGAACAAGTAAAAAGACCGCCCAAGGCCCCCACCTCAGACGGTCAGTGTGAACAAAGGAACAGTTTATGGATACTGGATATATTATAGACAAAAATAATGCAGAATTACGATGGCTGGTATATTCCACTAGTGAAGATTGGGATAAAGGCCAAGCAGCTCCGTATATAGCAGATTACTGTTATGTCGTAAAAAAGGTTTTTGAAAATATTTTTGGTGTCGATTATGTTAATTCTCACAAAAATTTGGCCGTAATATATTCAGCGGATTACCCTATTATATTTAGAGAAAACCATATCATATTTTTAACTGTAAAAGGGGCTTTCTTTTGTCAGTGTATTTTTCAATTTGCTCATGAACTCTGTCATTTTTTTATACCAAAAAAAGTGTGTAAAAAATTCAGGTGGCTGGAAGAAACGCTTTGCGTATTAGCTTCTCTTTTCACACTGAAGACAATCCAAAGCGCCCAGGAAGATCCGCAACTTATTACCTTAATTGATACATATATTCAATCAGTTATCGTTCAGGAAGCTAAGCCAGCAGGTGGGATCCCCCTCGCCGAATTCATTAAAAACAATTATGATGATCTTGTTAGAGAGCCTTGTAAAGATAATTATTCATATAATAGGACTATAGCGCTAGGGTTATACCCGCTTTTTTTCGAACATCCTCAATTATGGGGTATAGTACCACATTTACATAAATTGACTGATGATATGCCACTAGAAGACGCGTTAATGTTTTTGTGTCAATCATCAAATCTTGAAACTATCAATCCAAATTTAATCGATGTTATGTGCTAGTTGAGTTTCATATTCGCCTATTAACTTTTGAATCTGTTTAATTCCATAACTCGGTATATTATACCAAACATTACCGTGTAAATCTCTTAGTTGTTCTTGCTCGGCGACGCTTATAAAAACTCGAACGGACTCAATAAGCCTTTCCCTAGAATAATAGTCACACAAATAATATTCTAGCCCAGGATCCCCAATAATTCCTTCATTGTTAATCATCGTAGTTCTAACACCTCCCTTAATCTATCTTTTTTGTTTTCCCCTGATGTGTTAATACAATTATATCATGTTTCGAGATATATGTCAATATACGTCTTATATATAACGAAGCCGCCCAGAGCTGGAACCTCTGAGCGGTCAGTGTGAACAGAAACCACGGGGTATCACAAATTAAATGGAGGTAGATAGTGTGCAACAAGACAATTCACAAAGGGAATTGCCAACACGAGATTACACAGGGGTAGTAAACATCGGTGGCAAAGATTTGAATTGCGCAGTACTGAGTGATGGTACAAGGGTATTGACTGCATCCTCTGTATTTAAAGCATTTGGACGTCCAAGAAGAGGAAAATCATCTGGGGATCAAAGAGCGGCAAATATGCCATCTTTTATTGATGCAAACAACCTAAAACCCTTTACTGATGCGGTTTTTGGGTGCGGATCAGAATTCGATATGGAGGTACAGTTTACGCCTAAAAATGGCACCCGAATATACACCGTGTAAGAAATGTGCACAGTGAGGTGGGGCGGCATTATTTATACATAAAGCATCCTGCCATGGTGACACGGACAGAGTAACAACGTGAATTTTTCAATAAAGCAATTTATTGTTGACTTTTTGAAACATTTAGCATATACTAGGGGTGTAACAAATATTTGTTACGTGTTACAATGCTTAACAGGCCCCTGGTAGTAAGCGTCCCATTGATAAGGGAAGTGCTGAATCCAGGGGCCTCATTTTATTTTAATGGGGGCGTAGTCGTTAGGGATATTCTATAAGAAAAATAACAAATACACAATATATTGAACGCCTCCGCGAACAATTGAATAATTTGCCTACATCTTGCGGTTGCTTTTTCTTGAAAAATCGCATATAATAAAGATGCGGAGTAATCCGCAATGTGAAATTAACGTCTAACGTTATTTCACCTCCTTTTAAGCGGAAAGCCCGAGCCGTAAATCGGGACCGGAAAAAGCGGACAGTCTGTGCCGTAATTCAGACCTTAAAAAAGCGGAAATCCCTTGCCGTAAGTAGGGACCTAAAAAGGGGAGGTAGGCGTTTAGTCTGCCTCCCCTTTCTTTTTTGGAGGGAACATGGAAACACTTAAATTATATCGTATATCTGATAAATACATACGGTTTTTAAAAGGCGTAGATGTCCGAGTACAGGATAACAAAGATCGCAGAAGGCCCTATGTAGGCGTTGTTCTCTATGTTGGGAGTTTTCGATACTTCGTCCCTATGGAATCTCCAAAGCCGAACCACGCAAATATAAAGCCCGGGCATCACATAATGAAACTTGACAATGGGAAACTCGGCTTGTTGGGCTTTAACAACATGATACCTGTTCACGATTCAGCAATCATCCCGTTTGATATCGACAATGAACCGGATACTAAATACGCTGAACTGTTGAGGAGGCAGGTTTCCGTCATAAATCGCAACAAAGCAGATATTTACGCCCATGCGACGAAAACATATTATAGCGTGGTCAATAAGAAAAATAATTTTCTTATTGGGATATGCTGTGATTTTAAAAAGCTGGAAGGCGCATGCAAACGATTTAATCCAAACTATGTTCCACAACACCAAAAATAAAAAACCGCCCCGCTCCCGCGCCAACAGGAACGAGGCGGGCACCGCCGGCCAGATGGCCATACAGTGTGGCAAATAACCACCCACATTGTACCATCTGGCCCCGGGAAAATCAAGTCCCGGGCATTTTTATGCCCAATTTTAAGGGGGATGGTATAGAATGGCAAGGAAATCCATAAAGCGCGAGAATGGCACAGGCTCCGTGTACAAACGCAAAGACTTAAAGCGGAGGCCCTGGGTGGCGGTCGCACCGGCGGAATTAATCCGTGATGATGATGCCAGGAAAGTCAACGCCAAGCAGATGATAATCGGTCATTATGCCACCGCGCAAGAGGCCAAAGACGCGCTGGACGAATATAGACGTAACCCCACCACCAAGTACAATATTACGCTTGCGGAACTGCACGGAGAATGGAAAGAAATTGCCTATCGCTCTATATCCAAACAGACGAAAGACAATTACGATGCCTGCTGGATTAAACTGGAGCCACTATACGCCCACAAATTTCGAGAGATACGGACAGCGCAAATGCAAGCTGTTATAGACCTTTACGGTAACATGTCTCACTCTACACTTTCAAAGATAAAAGCACTTTTAACGCAGCTGTACGATTACGCTATGCAAAATGATATCGTCAATAAAAATTACGCCAAATTTATAATATTGCCCAAACAGGAAAAATCCACAAAGGACTGTTTTACGGATTTGGAGTTGGAAAAAATCAAAAAAGCAGCAGGAGTTATTCCTTTTGCAGACGTAATCCTGATGATGTGCTATACAGGATTTCGTGTGTCGGAATTTCTGGAGCTCACCCAGTTTAGCTACGACACCGCCACAAACGCCCTTAAGGGCGGTAAAAAGACCGATGCGGGCAGGGGAAGGGTTGTTCCTGTCCACGATGCCATACAGCCCCACTTGATGGCGTGGATAGCCAAAAACGGGAAAGCAATCATTTGTACGGACACCGGAGATCCATACACTGCTGATAAGTTTCGCCGCCAATGCTATTACCCGGCACTAGACGCTATCGGAATCCGCCGCCTGTCCCCACACGCCACCCGGCACACTTTTGCCACCAGACTTTCGGCAGCAGGAGCCAGAACAGAAGATATACAGGCGCTTGCCGGACACGAGGATTACGAGGTTACGGCGAACACCTATATTCACCAAGATATTAAGACTTTACGGGCCGCCATCGAGAAACTGTCTTGATGGCGGTTTCCATGTATAAAATCCGTAGTAACCCCGTAGTAACGTCAAAATTTAAACACAAAAAAGCAATAAAAATCAAAACCCGTTTTAAACGCAAAAAACCGCCAGAAACCCAGCATTTAAGCCGTTTTCTGGCGGTTTTCGATGGTCCGAGTGACAGGAGTCGAACCTGCGGCCTCTTGAACCCCATTCAAGTAAAAACCTAGTATTTAAGCCATTTTTTAATCATTATGTAGTAACCGCGTAGTAACGTCACAAGTGTTCTCTATCCAGAACTTCGCCTCTTCCGGCGTTATCATCCGCCGCTCTGTCTTCCACGTTTTACCGTCTCCCGTAAAACTACTCGGGCCGGATAACAGCCGCAGATAAAACTTTCCATTAGGTAAAAAGCATAGTTTTGTTTCTTCGTATCGTGGGTCTGTCCGTGGAAATCCATTGTTCGTTGTCGCTATCACCTCGCCGCGCAAGCGCTGTACTTTAGCTTTCACAAGATCGCCCCCTACACCAATTATAAGGTGTAAGAGGGCTTGTTTGTATTGGTAAATGTTGGCGAGATTTGGAGAGGATTGATTACAGATCTGTATGCAAAAAGGAAAAGCGGGAGCCGCCGGAAGCGCCCCAATTTGCTATGTTACTTATGCGGTTCCGTGTATCCAAGCGCCCGCTCGCTGTCTCCTAGTCCTTTGGTAGTCGGGTCGTTGATAAGGTTCCAGACGGACACCACAACAGCCACCAGAATCACGGGGTTCTTGACAGCCTCCAGCAGAACGCCTCCAAGCCCCGACCAGGTGGTCATATCCGACCAATTAAGCCCCAGGTAGGTAAGGATGGGTAGGATGATTGCGGCGGCCAAATTGGCCCAGAAAACGGGGTTTTTGATGCGTACTTTCCAGTTGATTTTCATTTACAACACTCCTTATTTTTTCGGCAGGGCGCGAACCTCCGCCATAATACCAGTGATAAATCCATTGCCGCCCAGCTTGTGATAGCTTGCATACATGTCCTCGATGCAATCAAGGGAATACTTCCCGATGCACCCATGCGATACAAAATAGTCATGGGCCTGGACTATCTGATACCGCAGTGAATCCCGCTGCGCATCTTTCAGCGTCTGGAAATCGCCCCGGATGTGCTTGAAGGCCTTGGACACGTGCCGCAGAAAACCGCCTACAATCAGCGACATGGCGGCTGATACGGCTATGGTGATGATTTCTGTGATGGTCACCGCCTACACCTCCGGAATAGTCAACACCTGACCCGGACGGATAATCCAGGGGAACTTGATGCCATTTGCCGACGCGATTTTACGCCAGGATACCCCCAGCCTATTGCCGATCCGGGACAAGCTATCCCCTGCCACCACCGTATAAGTGCGGGGTTTACTCGGCGTTACAGGTGCCGTACCAGGGATTTTGATTTTTTGCCCCACGTGGATAAGGGACGGGTTGGCAAGGCCGTTGTAGGCCGCCAGCTTCTGCCAGGTGGTGCCGTACCGGGCTGCAATCTTGGACAGGCTATCTCCTTTGACCGCGGTGTACACTGTTTCAGGGGCGGGCGCGGGTTTCGGCGCGATGAGTTCTTCCACCGACTTCCGGAAATCGTCCATAGTCATGCCGAACTTAGACAGCCAGTGATGGGGGTCGCCGTGGTTGGAGCCGTAGCCCTGCGCATGCGCCTCCTTGTGGCTGACGATACTGGACGCCGGGAGATGAAACTCCCGGCACAGATAGGCGCAGTATTCCTCCGCCGCCTGGATGACCGCCTGAAAATACCCCTTGTCGGTCAAGTTGTCCTCGCATATCTCGAACTGAATATGACCGGTGGGGTCATAGTTGTAACTGCCTTTGCCGCCGCGGCCCACACCCCAACACGCCATATCATAGGGCAAGGTGTTGACCACGGTCACATTCCCGTTTTTGTCCTTGCCGATGAAGGCATGTACCATCTTTTGCGCGCTACCCTGATTCCAGTGGTTGCCGTACTGGTTTTTACCCAGTTCTGCCTCACAATCCACGTACCGCTTCAGGTTGGGGTTATTGGCCCCGGTACTGTGTACCACGATCCCCTTGGGGGTCATGGGTTCGGCCTTGATATAGCAGGGGTTCTTTGCTTGATGACAGATAATGAGTTTCATGATGTTTCCTCCTTTTTAATTTTCCGCCACAAATGTAAATTGCAAAAATGTCCAGGCTTGCGCGTTTGTTGACATAAGCATGTTTTTGGCCCTTATTTCGCCGTTTTCTGATATGAATCCGTACGCAGCAGCGTCTCCGGCCGACGCGGTGCCACAGTACACAAGTTGCCCAGGGCGAAACCCAGCCGGCAACGTGGCAATAACATTTTCCGCCGTAATGGGCATCCCTGAAGCGGCGATATTTACGTGTACGATGTTTGACACCGGATCCTTGATGTAAAAACTTTGGTTGGCACCATGCGATATGCTGGGTTGCAGTGGTACGCGCTGCACACCGGTATTCCCCCGGTGCCACACAGATTTTCCGCCAACCGCCAACGTATTGCTAAAATTACCATTGTTTGCATATATGTGATACCACGGTACCCCAGACGCCCCCAGGTCATACGACAACGCGCCGTCGGGCACAATGTTACCATACGCAGTGCCGCCGCTAACTGACAAAAAGGCGTTGTCCAGCATCCGCCAGTTTGTCCCGTCGTAAAAAATTACGTGCAGCCCAGCCTTAAACGGGCGGGCGCTGCCTACCCCTGCCGGCATCAGATACTTGCCGCCTAAGCCGTTGACATTTAGCAGCGGCGGGGTCATGGTGGCGTCGCTGCCCACGTGGAAATTGACCAGCAGCATCATGCCTTGTGCCAGCGCATCGGGGGCCGGATCCAGCGTTAAAGCAAAACTTCCGGCTGTACCGGTCGTGGTGGCCGTGTTGATGGTGCGGGTGTAGTCGTCTGCATCCACCTTGGCGGCTACCTCCGCCGGTGTGGCGTAATCAGTCCCAGATACCGCAGTTTTTACACTGCCGCCCGAGCCCATCAGTATGCCCGCCATCGGCGTAAGTGTGTTCTGGTTAATCAGGTTCGGGCCGGCCGCGCCATCCTTTCCATCCTTGCCGTCTACACCGTCGCGCCCTTGTATGGCCGGGATGGGGATTATATTGCCCTGGTCGTCCCGGACGCTTAAAATCGGTATGCCCATGGTCGCTCACTCCTTTTTATGTCATAGGTTGTGCTCCGCCGCCCAGCAGCTCGGCCAGCGCCGCCTCAAGCTTGGGAATGACGATATTGACATCCCGGTTATAGCCCACGGCGGTGTTGCCCGCGTCGGCAAAGATGCGGCACACCGGGGTGGGCGGCAGGATACGGGCGGGGTCATGCTGGGTAATGACCGGCTCGGCCAGCTGGTACAGTACGGTCACCGGCGTGCCGGCAGTGGCTCGGGCAGACAACCAGGCCTTGAGGGTCGGTAAGTCCGCCTGGGCAAAACGGGGATCGTATATCCAAATGTTTTTGTCGGCATTGCCCAGCGACAGCGTAATACCGGTTTTGTCTTGCCAGGTCTGACCAGGTTCCAGTGAAAGCCAATGGCTGCAAACGATTTGGGAAAGCAAATTGTGTGCCACGGCGTCCGGCGCCTGGGTAAAATATCGATTGTTTCCGGACTCGGTACGGGACAGTCCCCAGTTCTCCGTCCCGTCGAACACCACCCGCTTCCATCGCCGGGTTTCCACGCCCGAAACCGCGTCGTATTCGTCGTTGACCGTGCCGTCGCCGTATAAGGGCTCCAGCGCGGGCAACGTGATGGTTTGGCCGGTATACGGCTCATAAGGGGTGGCGGTGTCGCCTTTCTCCAGCTGGATCCCGAACACGTAATCGTTAAAAACCGTGCCCGCGTCCATGCGGATGTTAAACCCTGAAGCCATACACGTCCGCTGGAAATGGTGTTCCTTTGTTTTCATATTTACCAGGGTAAGCCCACCTATATCGCCGTTATACTGTACTAAGTTATACCCCACAAATTCCGCTGTGCCAGACTGCACAGTAACAGTTGCCGTGAGGGCACCGTCCAAACGAACGGGCTGTGTGCCAAAAACGGGACAGGTGTTGTTATACGTGCAGGTGCCAGACAGCTTCAACGCCATCGGCTCCTGTTTGCGGAAGGAGTACACCTACCGCATCTACAA